TGGTAGTCTTTGTTGTACTCAGAGTCCACCTTTGGCATCTGACGCCATGCACCAACAAAAGGCGACACAGCCTGGTCAGCTGAGAAGAACAAGTTGTTGATTGCGTTAGCTGGAGCAGCCACACCACTGATAGTTTCGGAAGCTTTTGTTGCAAGGTAGTTAGATGTATAGACATCAAAACCGTAGATGTTAGCAACAAAGGACATACCAGAAGCGATACCAGAATTGACAATACCTTCCCAACGTGGGTTGCTAGATACATCTGTCAAGGCTGAGAGGGTATTCATCTCAAACTCAACGGATGGATCAACGATAGCCACGAGGTTACGCTGTGGTACTTTACCAGTCTTCAATGCACGAAGAGCTTTTGCGAAGTCTTCAACTGCAATCTTACCACCAGTACCTGAACCAATCATACGGTGAGCAACACCGTTAATGTCGTTAGGGTTAGCAGCTGTTTGACCAGTCTGAGCAAGCTTCATGATGTCTGTTTCCAGACGTTCCATCAAGGCACGTTCCTGGAGTGGAACAAACTGAGACATGATCTGATTGGCGTAGTAAACATCCTGCATCGCTTTGTTAGTGATGTAGTTACTGGACTGAAGGTAGTCAGTAATGGTGAATGTGAACTGTGAATCGTCAATCGGTGTGTAAGACACTGCTGTATCTTCAGCATAGTCAGCAATGGTTGCGTCACCCAGCGATGGGATTTTGAATGTATCACCGTCAGGGAAATCACTCAACCAGTTTACATACTTCATACCTTGCAGTTCGTCACGCAAGATTTCTTTAAGTTCGGCGGACCAAACCTCTGCACGTTTTGCTAGTGCTAGTGTAGCTACTGTGTTACCAGCCATTTTCGTATTCCTTTATTTGTAGAAGTCACTACCTAGACGCTCAGCATCTGCCATCATCGCCCGTTGGGTAGTAGGTTTATAGTACATAGTCGAGTTTTCTCTGCGAAGTCTCTGGTAGTATCCAAAGTCCTTTTCAGAGGATGCTTGCATTGTAGAACCTTCAGTACGAATGCTCCCTTGAATCACTGGAGAACGTTTAGGTGCTGGTTGTCCAAGCAACTGCATGAAAGCAGTAGGTGACTTAGCAGCCATGCCCTGTAGTTCCGATAGTGATAGCCCTAGTTCAGCAGCCTTTTGCTGCACTGTAGCAGCAGCTTCTGTACCGTAGGCTTTTTCAAGTTCCGCCTCTACGACAGCAATGTTATTTTTAGTAACACTCTGTTGCTCTCGTTTCATCAGGGTCTGTTCTACTAGGCTCTCAATGTTAGCTTCACTCGAACTAAGCTGGGTGTTAGCTGTATTCGAAGTGCCACTCATGTTGTTATTAGGATCAAGAAGTTCGGTTGTGGGTTCCGAGGCCATTTCTTCCATCTTAGCAGTAACTCCAAGTTTGTATGTTTGTTTCTCTAGGTCAGCTTTTAGTGAAGCATTCTCTTGTTTCATCTGTTCGATGAACTTATCAGCTTCTAGCTTTCCCTTTGCTAACGCCTCTACATCGTTGAACTTACGTCCGTCTCCTACAAGATCACCTAGAACAGAAGGGTTGGTTACCACTTCAGAAGGCGCTACTTGTTGACTCTGTGTTACAGGGGTTACCTGTTCCTCAGAAAATACACTCATTGTTAATCCTTGTCTAAGTTGATTAAGTCCAACACAGTGGTTACTGCTCGATTGAACCCGTTACGATCTGCTTGCTTGTATGCCCACGATGGTGAGTCATAGTCTGCGGCAGGGGTAGTATCCTTCAGCATAGGCTTCAGGATTTCTTTAAGGCGGTCTAGTCCCTCTCTGCTAGAATGGAGGGACTGACTTACTGCCTCTTTTTCTTTCTTTGACTTGCAGTCTTTGAACCAAGCTGCCTTCATTCAATAGGCTCCTCAGGGGCTTGCTGTGGTGCAGCCTCTAGCTGTTGCATACCCTGGTCTACCATCTCTTCTTGTTCAGCCTCAAACTCTACCTGTGCGTCTGTGACGACCTTCTGAGTCTCAAGCTGTTCAGATACTGCAATGTTCTCACCAAACAAGGCTGGTTCACCAAGTTCATCTGCCAACAAACGAGCAAACTCTTTACCTGAAAGATGAGAAGCAATGGTTGGGTCTGATGCTTTGATCTGGAACATAGTAGTAAGGTTCTGTACACGTTGAGCACGTTCAGCAAAGTGACGAGCACCCATTGGTATGATCTTACCATTTGATCTAAGATCATCACGAGTAATCTGTGTGAAGAAGTAAAGACCTGTATCTTCGTTCAAGACCTTAGCTGTATCTTCGTAGTCCATGTTACGACGAGCTACTTCAAGCATTGCATTCAGGATAGGCTCAAGGAACACACGTTCAAAGTGAGCAGTCTTATGTTGGAAGATACGACCAGCTGCTGTCATAAGCTGGTTAACTTCAAAGGCTGTCTTCTCTCCAGCACTACGGATACCCATAGCCTCACGAGGAGCACCAGCCATCATCTCCATCTTAGCTTCTAGGTTCTGAATCTGGAAGTCAGCATTAAGAGCAGTAGCATCTGGTACAAGGTAACCTACATCTCCCTCATCACCCAAGTAGATACGAGTATTAGGGGCAAAGTCAAAGTCTTCTACGTCACCCTTAATCTTAAGAACAGGATAGGCAATCTGGTCAAACACGTCAGCCTTAAGGTTCTCAAGGTGATCAATGCGGTACTGCATACCAACTAGGTTATCTAGCGGACCCATGCTGTACAGGTTGTCTGGGCGGTCTCTCCATCCTGCGTGGAAGATAGGGTCACGTCCAAGGAAGCTAGGGTTCTCTTCGTTAGACAAGACATAGGAACGGTCTACGATAGTGATGACACGGTTGTTCATAAACTTACCAGTGTCTGTGTCATAAATGTCACCATAGAAAGTAAGAATTTCTACGTAGTCAGATTCATAGTAGTCTGTCAGGTTAGAGAAGCCATCAGCTACAAAACCCTCAGACTTGTTTACATCAATCTCGTTACCCTTAGCTGCACCACGGTTACCTAGCATCTTATTAAAGACGCCTTCCATGTAAGCTTTATCAGGGGATGTCTCAATCATACGTTGTACTTCACCCAAGGTAAGGATAGAACGAATGATCTTAGGAGTATCAGCAAACTCAGCAGCTACTGGGTTAAAGCAAATATCGTATGGTGAAATACGTACAAGCTTAGGACCAACGTAGTTTACTACACGTTCACCATCTTCAAACTCTGTGATTTTACGTTGATAGTCTACTGTAGCAAAACAGTTACCATACAAAATGTAATCATTGATAAGCTTGCTAGTTGTGTTAACAAAGTCAGACTGACGTAGCTTGTTCTGCATGTAAGCCTGGATGATGTCACGTTTAATCTTAACGTCACCCTCTTCGTCAGTAGCTTCAAAACGGAACCATCTTTTCTGAGGGAACAAAGCAGCAAAGTAGTTTGCGTGAAGGTTATCAGAAATCTGTGTTAGCTTTGGGGTAGTCGTAGAGTTAGACCACGGCAACTTGTTGTTGCTCGTAGTACGAGTATCTGTAGCGTACACGTAGTTACGCAACTCTTGCCACTCTTTAATCTTTTCAGAACGGGCATTGTTCCAAGAAGTCCAACGGCTAGAAATATCCACAGCAAGAGTGTGCGGATCAATAACGCCTTCAATGTCAAGTGTAGTGCCAGCCATGATGACTCCTAGTCCTAGCTATGTGTTAATAATAACACAGTGTAATTAACTTGTCAAGTGCTAAAATGCAACACCACCGAATTTAGGGTGAAATACTACATTATTATCTTGATTTCTTTTTCGTATTGTAGAAGCACTCGGCTTAATAGCTACTTCAACAGCAGCTGCAAGACAGTCTTTGCAGTCATCGTGTGCTGGATTGTAAGACACCAACTCTTCTTCTAGTACCTGGCAGTGACCACCACGGTAGTGGTACATCTGTAAGTTGTCATACCTTGGTTCAAGAATAGCTGCGATACGTTCTTCCTTAGAGCCTTGGTGACGGTTAGGTCTGTGTTCGTCAACCTTAAGAGCTAGGCCGTTAGGTTTGATGTAGTTGTCTTTAAGTTCAGATACGATAGCTGACTGAGCAGCAGTACATTCAGCCCGTAGCTTTCTAAAGTCCCATCTGTTAAGAAGGTCTAGGATGTGCTTGAAGTACTCAGAAATCTTATCTGTTTTAAACCTGTCAATGTCTAAGACGTAGACGTTATTCTCATAGTCTACACCAATCACAACAATAGCTGTGTAGTCGGCCCTCTTGCTAACACTGTATGCAAAGTCAACAGCTGCACTGACGTTTAGTTTACGTCCCTTGTACTGCCACTGACCATTGTCTCTATCTAGATGCTTCCGATCATAGTACTGAAACTTCTCATAGGCGATAGGTTGTGTATCAGGATCAGTTGGGTCATTGTAGTACTGTGCTCTAAACTGCACCCTGTCTAGGTACTGTCCACGTTTCTTAGCTAGGATAGGGATGTCAAAACCAAACATCTTACCATCCTTACGAAGTTGACGGGGCCAGAGGAAGTCACCAGTACCATCACCGTTGTCTTCTACTGCCCGTTCCATTACTTCGTAGATGTTCTCTTTACCTGTAAGCTCACCCTGTTTAGTGTAGATGTCTTCCTCCATACCCATCAAGTTAGAGTACAAGTCTTTAGGGTGATACCGTGTACCTACTACCCACTCTTTCGCTTCACTGCCTTCAATAGACGAGAGTAGAGAGTACTGAGACTTAACTTTATTACGGCCTTCATTCGTGTAAGCATTCTCGAAAACAACGACATCATCAAGGACAGCAATGTCGCAGTGCATACCCGTAAGCGAGGTAGTAAGACCGCCAGTAAAGATCGAAGGGTCACGGATAGCTTCTTTCTTACGGTCTGGATGATCAAGAGCAATCTCTGATGTAGTCCACTTTTCACGTTTACTCTCGTCCTTGTTTAAATGTTGAGGCCAGTACTTCTGGTGGATGTCTGACTCAAAGATGTTCTTGATAAAGGACAACTGTTTCTGAGCTAGGTTAGAGGTAGCTGAGATATACAGAACACGAAGTGTAGGGTTCTTAGTTAACTCCCAGGCAACCCTGTAGGCGACCATAGCTGACTTACCGTGGTCACGAGGAAACAGAAGAAGCTGGTGAGTCTTAGCATCCTGCCTTGTCCACCACTTACAGACATCCTCGTGACAGTTACCTAGTACACGTTGAGGTGCTACAAGCCTGATGAATGTCACCAAGCTTGCTTCTGCTGCTTCTTTGATTTCTTTTACTGTTGCCATTAGGGTTTAGTCGGCCATGTAATGTTGTTAGGGAACCCTGTTTGTTGGGATACGTCACGCAGGGACTGACGGTACTCTAGCTCACCAGCCTCTGCAGGGTAGTCAGCTAGGCCCATATAGTCCGTAGCAACTAGTGCTGCGTTACGTTCTGCACGAACACGGTCAGCCAGTGGTACGGGGATGTAGCCTTCTATAGGTTTAGTAACCCACAGTTGCGTCCACACGCCATCAACTTCAGCGTATCCACCATTGTCAATGTACTGCCCATCATCTACGTTTGGTGAGGCAGGTACGTGAACAACATGAACACCGTAGTCTGTGAGTTCAAGGTCAGTGAGGTTTTGTGGGGCATCTATTGTCGGGTTATCACGTTTTAGGTCACGCCATCCATATGGTGCTGCAACACCGTCTACTAATTTAATGTGCATTAGAACGCCTCCGATATAATTTCTATGTCCCAAGAGGTATTGGTTATTGTTGTGAAGGTGTTGTTATAGGCACACCTCCAAGCGTAATTGCTTCGACGCACAGAAGTTGTTGTGGTCGTGGCGGTTACGTTGAACCCAAACCCATTCTTTAGTTCTATGAACGAGCCACTGTAGTACATTATGTCCCCAACGCTAAAACCAGCGTCAGCTGTTGTGCAAGTAATTCTAAAACTAACTTGGTCTGGGATAACCC